CGCCTTCCAGCGCAGCAGTAGCCGCGTGGCGCACGTTACGCGCTCCGATGATAATCCCGCCAGCGGTTCATCGGTTAAGCGGTGCATCTCTTGTCGCAAGACTGAGAGTGTCACCAAGGAAACGATCCACAATGGACTGTTGTTGATTCGGCTCAGGTATGGTATTCCGTACTCTGAGTTACCGGACAGCAGTTCTGGTGAACTTTCTCGTTTCCTCTCTTTTCTTTTGCTACAGGGCAAGGAGCGGGCCTCTGTAGCTTTCCCTCGATCTCAACGTCGTGGGGAAAACGGCCTGACTAAGCTGGTCAGGCTGTGCAGAAGAGACAGGTGGGCTCTGGCCCATGGCTGCTCGTCAATTAGGCGCAACTTGCCGAAAGGTTGCGCTCTGCACACTCCGTCAGTACGGAAGCACTGGGAAGCTTCCGTACTCTCTCAACCCCCCCCCCTTACCCCCGGGTATCTTGACCACGTCCGGCGTGTGTCTACCCGCATCTTTACCTCAGGGTGGGATCGCAACTACAGTTCTTTCGTCGGGAACCATGTTGCTAATCCCACCTCCCGTGCCTGTAAAGGCCGGGCAGACTTGCTGTGGTCTGGGGATAGAGATGTCTTCTTTACCGCGTGCACAGCCGAATCTCCTTTGCCGGAGACGATAGGTGCGCGGTACAAAGAAGTCCAGTCGTCAGGCAAGAATCGTCCTCTACTTATCTTTGATAAGATGATAGAGGTTCTTGCGCCATTGCATAAGATGATGTATTCACATTTGTCTAAGCAAGACTGGCTTCTTTGCGGTCCTCCGACCGAAGAGAGGATAGCATCTGTTTGTGCTAACGACCATCAGACCTCGGTAGATCTGGTGGCTGCAACAGACGGTCTCAGTCACTTAGTGGCAGAGACTATCCTTGACTGCGCTTTCTTTACATCTGTGAAGATGCCCCGTAGCCTTAGATCGTTTGCTAAGGCTTCCTTGTCTCCTACCTTCAGGTCGGAGTCGGGTGCGCAGGAAAGGATCCGTCATGGACAGATGATGGGGGCCTACCTTTCTTTCCCTCTCCTTTGTGTGCAGTCTTACTGTGCGGCCACTTGGGCCGCACGGTTTGACCCACTGGCTCGTTTTCTCGTTAACGGTGATGACACTGTCATTTCTGCCGCGCGAGATGTCACTGTGCAGGACTACCCTTCTGGGTACCGACTCAACAATGACAAAACGATTCGAGCTAAGAATACCGTTGAGATTAACTCTACGGTGTTCTTGAGGAGTAAGGGGAGGTGGCGAGAGGTGCGCCACATTAGAAAGGCAGGAGCGCCTACCGATTTTCCGGGGATGATTCACATGGCTAAAGCCGTGATGGTGAGTCCTCAGTTCGTGGATGCCTGGCAACGGGCTCGAATCGGTCGGCGCTGGGGTTTCCTTCCCAGCCAACTTGGTCATATGACCTACCCCTCTTACTTGCGAGAGAGGGGCCTCCGGGTGCGTCGCCATTGGACGCCCTTGCCAGAAGCATCTGACGATGTTGTCTTTCCGGAGGAGTTGTTAAGGATCACTGGAAGGGATCCTAAGCCCGTGGAGGCAGAAGCCTTGCGAGTTGTCATGTGGAGACACGGGCGCTGGGGGGGTTCGAAGAGAGACGTATTTTCTCCGTCCTGCGGGAAAATACGTCGGACATACAGATACAGGGCCCAGCCCTGTTGGTCTAGCCTGAGTTTCGTTGGCCCAGGCAGGCCCAAGTCATGCTTCCTTGGTGTAAAGAAGCCCGATTGGTTTCTCGTTCCGGCGAGTTACATATCGGAGAAAGAAGAGAGAGGCATCGCTCAGCTTGAACAGTTCCGCTTGGACTGGGATAGCGGCTTCATCGGGCCACCCGGTGGAGCGCTGGAGAGCGATGGATGAGTTCCGTGGGAACCAGATCGTTTCTGGTCGGGGATTAGTCAAGTGTGACGTGCCATGGTTAACGGCGGCGTCGGCTCTGTAGGTCGTAACATCCTGGAGGAATCTATCCAATCAGGCCGCTAACGCGGTCAATGAGCGGTTACGAGACCAGGGTGCGTATCTTGGCGGCTTAAATTTGCCGCATGGAATTACACCGAGCATTTGATTAGTCGCGGGGCGAGTTTCCAGACTCGCAGGGTCCCCGACATGGGCTCACTTACTACCGCCGGGGTAGGAGTGGGAGGGAAGTCAGACTTTTGGCAGTAACTGCAGTCAGCGGGAGGTGCGTGCCTCGTGCCGTACCTTGCTCGTTGGCCGTTACGTCTGATGGACCATTAGCTCCC